AGACAACGAAAACTCATGGTTTGAAAGAGCCTGCAACTCACCTCTCTACAACACCATCACCATAGGCGCTTATGACACACCGAACTTCACAGGCGAACAAGTAGGCAACTGCACCACCTGCCCCCGCACAGTAGCCCCACACTCGGTAGCAACACACCTCGTAGACCACGAATGGGTGAACGAAGTCATCCAACAACTAGGCGAAAACAGCGCGTTCGTAACAGCCCGCGTCAAAGCCGAGTTCCCTCGCGTAGTAGGCAACCGTGTCATCCCTATCACATGGATAGAGGAAGCAACACTCAACGAAAACCCTGCACACCTACCAGAAATCAGGTTAGGCATAGACATCGCCGCCGACGGTGGTGACGAGTTCGTCATAGCACGAGCAGACGGCTACACGGTCCGCATCATCCACACCTCAAGCGGAGCCGAAAACGCCAACGCCGTACAAGTCGCCAACATCTGCCTAAGACACATCCAGCAAGCCGAACTAGACGCCCAAACCCTTACAAACATTGACCCAAACCACCTACCAGACAGTAACATAACTTTACATAAGAGGTATTATGGGCAAACCGAAAACGAACACATGTTCGCCCCCCAAACCCATACACCACAAGGCTTTCCCGACACCCAAAACCCAACAGACGGGGTGGGGGGTCAACAACCGATATATCACAGGGGGGCTACAAACCACATAGTCACTGTGAAGGTTGATGCGATTGGTGTTGGTTGGGGTGTAGTGGGGTTGTTGGAGTCGTGGGGTCGTGAGGGGTTGCATGGTGCGCGGATTGTTGGTGTGAATGTTGGGGAGCGGGCGTCTGATGCTGGTCGTTTTAAGAATCAGCGGGCGGAGATGTGGTGGAATGGGCGGCAGTTGTTGCAGCCTGATGTTGATGGTTTTCAGTTGGTGCGTTTGGATGTGGATGGTCGTGTGGTCACACAGTTGGGGGCGCCAGAGTTTTTGTCTGATTCGTCTGGGCGTGTTCAGATTATTTCTAAGGCGGAGATGAGGAGGAAGGGTTTGCCTTCTCCTGACCGTGCTGAGGCGGTGTTGTTGGCGTTGTTTGAGCCGAGGGTGGTTGCTGTGGCTCCTGTTGTTGCTCCTGTGGTGTTGGGTCAACGCAATGTGTGGGGTGTGTAGACGGGGGTTGTTTTTGGTTTCCCCAAAATTTTTTTTTAACGGTGCGGTGTGTGGGGTGTAGTGGGGTTGTTTTGTTGTGGTGTTGTATTTTTTTGGGGTGGATGATTCTCGTTTAAGGGCTGCTCAGGCTGTTGTTCGTATTAAGGCGGAGATGCGTAAGTCTCAGCCAACTTCTACGGGTGTGCATGTGGATGCGGTGATGGGTTCTGTTCCCCCGCGCGCGGGCGTGAACGGTATTAAGCGTAAGAAACGCAAAAAGGTTAAAGAGGTTGCCGCGATGGGTAAGGGTCGTGGCGGGTTGGGGGAATGGTTTGAGGAAAAATGGGTGGATATTTCGCGTCCGAAAGAGGGCGGCGGGTTTGAGCCGTGCGGGCGGGCGGATGCTGAGTCTGGTAAGTATCCGAAATGTGTGCCGTCGTCTAAGGCTGCTGCTATGTCTGAGAAGGAACGGAAGTCTGCGGTGCGCCGCAAACGGAAGGCTGAGGCAGAGGCTACGAGGGTGGATAAGAAACCTGTCAATGTTGCTACTTTGGCTAAATCTAAGAATGTTCCGACCGATAAAGAGTTGTATGCGCGTGTGAAAGCGGAAGCGAAAAAGAAATTTGATGTGTACCCGTCGGCGTATGCGAACGCTTGGCTGGTCCGTGAATATAAGAGCCGCGGTGGCGGTTATCGGGTTGAAAAAGCGTCGTTCGCTTCCCGTTCCGAGGCAGGTAGATATGCCGCAGAGCAACGGTGGAAAGGCAACACGCCGAAAAAGGATGCTACTGGTTCAGGTTCTCCCGAATTAACGATTGTTGAAGTTCGCGGCAACGAAACTTTCGGACCCTACAAAAATGGCACTTTTACACGCCGCGCCACACTGACGGTTTTGGACGACAAAGGCAAAGAGTTCACCGTGGATGTAACAGCCAAAGGTGTTAAAGGCGACCAGTTCATTGAAGTTGAGGCTAAAAGGGGCAATAAGCAGATTGGTTATTTGTGGGCTGCTAATGACAAGACAGGCGAATACGGTCAGAAGGGGAAAATTGCTATCGGTCAGGTTGATGTGATTGCTACTGAGCGACGCAAAGGAATAGCGACCGCTTTGATGCGATTGGGAAAAAGATACAACATTGACTCACAACCGATTTATCATTCAACCGTGCTGACAACCGCTGGCGCTGCTTTCGCCCGCGACACCGAAATAGAAAAAGCGTCCAGTCCTGCTTGGCAACGAAAAGCGGGCAAGAACCCCAAAGGCGGTCTGAACGCTAAAGGGAGAGCCTCCTACGCGCGCGAGACAGGCGGAAAATTGAAGGCACCAGTGAAGGCTGGGGATAATCCTCGTCGTGCTTCGTTTCTGGCACGGATGGGAAACATGGCTGGTCCTGAGCGTGATGCGAATGGTGAGCCAACCCGTTTGCTGTTGAGTTTGCAGGCTTGGGGCGCGAACTCTAAAGCGGAAGCCCGCAAAAAGGCTAAAGCGATATCGGCTCGTAACGAAAAGAAGGTGGATAAGGCGTAGGTCTAAACAAAGACTTGACAAAGAGGCACGGAAGGGATACTCTCAAGGTATAGGAAATCCACAATGAGTCCTGAGGAGGGCAAAATGGATGAAAAAAAATTAGTTAAGGCGTTTCAAGATTTCGCGAGGCAGCAAGGAATGTTTGAGCAACCGATTGCTCTTCACCCATTCCTGCAATTAATCGCGGCGGTCGGATTCGCTGAGGACATTCACAAACCAAAAATTGAGTTAATGGAAAAATTAATTGAAGCACTCGGTTTTGATTTGGATGATGCTGGTGTTCAGGATGTGTTGGAGGGAAATGTTTACTAACGAAGGGAAAAACATGACAAAGCCAGAGGAGGGCAAAATGGAAGAGTGGCAAAAACAAGGTTTTGCTTCGGAGGAAGCAATGCGCGAGTCGTGGCGTCAATACCACCGTGAGCAGGAGATGGAACAGACGAGGTTGATGGAGAACCCAGTTGAAGGAATTGACCGTTGTTATTGCGGGTCAAAGTATTGGGATGAAAATGTTTGCCATTCGTGCGGTGAAAAGTTTGTGAAACGGGAAGAGGAGGCAAAATGAAGATAAGGAAATGCGGACAGCATTGCGGAGCGAACGCAGAAGTTTACGCGGGAGGACCGAACGCTTGGGATTGGGCAGGCTATTACTGTGAGCCTTGCCAAAAAATCTTGCGCTTCGTTGTGTTTCACAGGCTGGATGAACTGGATGACCACAAATCAAAGGAGGTAGCGCAATGAATGAAACAATGTATTGGTGGCTGAGTTTGTTGGAGCGAAAAAACAAGGAAGCGTTGAATTACGCATCAACCAAATATCGTTCCAAAGCAAAACGAGATGCCTTTATGGAGGCGTGGCATTGGACGATGATAAATACTCGCGCCGATTTCTGTGACAAAATCTACGAAAAGGAGGAAGCAAAATGACAGTGAAAAAAGGGTTAGTGGTTCAGGTCAATGCCGACAACTATGTGGTGGAGTTTCAAGACAACACCCTCAAGGTCCTACAAGGATGTGTTCAAGGTTTGATTGAACCAATAGATTTTCGTTTCAATCCGAAGAGCGCTGATGGTTTTACAATGTGGATTAACGAAGAGGGCAAAATCAACGGTTCTGACCCGAACTTCGTCGCAACTGCTTTCTATCAGCGGAACTTTGTAACAGACGACATCATTTTTGGTGATGTGGTTTTCACTGGATTGCCAGACGAGGACGGTGAAACACAAGGTTTGGATGAATCGGTGTTGCCGATGCTTCAGCAGGTAGTCCAAAAAATCATTGACTTGGCTCCAGCCTCGGTCCTAGAAACATTGAGTTCAATCAAGTAAACAACAATCCCTAAGGAGGGAAAATGAGAGCAATAGAGAAATCGGTACAGAAACATCAGCAGGCGTTTGCAGAAACCGTGTACGAAATGCGGGTGGAGAACAATTACACCCAAGGCGAACTTGCTGTCATGGCAGGGGTTGACCGCAAAACCATCAACCGAATTGAGAACGGTCATTTCAGTCCTTCGTTGGACACGATGGTCCGTTTGGCTCATGCGTTTGGTGTTCCGTTCGGTTCGGTTGCCGACAGCGTTTCAGAAACGGTAGGTGCCTAATGGGTTGGTTGTGGCGGACCAAAGAGTGTTATCGCATTAACCGTCAATGGGGCGATAGCCGACTTGCGGCGTTTATGTATGCGATTCAATGGAAGCGTTTTCCAGAAGTTTTACCTAATTTTCCAGAGGAGGAATAATGAAAGAAGGCATGTACCAGTTTGTTGTAACCGTTGTCAAGAGAGATGATTGTGAACAGCCGCGAAACGAATTAGAAGCCGCACAGTTGGTCACTCATCTGTTGGAACGAGATGCTTTCCTTGATGTGTTGGATTTGAGAAGGGCGCAACCTCTTGTTAATAGTTGACCGCCAGTTCGGTTGGGTTGTCGTTGTGGTAAGTCAGCCACCTCCCCACGAGGACAGGTTTTACGGTCCGTTTGAGACTGAGACAAAGGCAAGGGAATGGATAAAGCAACAGCCATTCCATGCCACTTCAACCGCGGGCTTGATGCCGCTCCGCCGAACAGACATTCAACGCGACTATGCCGACTTCTACAGCCCGAACAACGAAATGTTGATAGAGGACTTTTGGCTTGAGGAAGAATGACCGCGATGCGTTACGGGCTGGTTGCTAAACAACTAGCAGAACTGTTTGACTATTCGCTGGTCAACGACATACCACCGTTTGAGCCTTTTGACATCAGCGATTTAGCGAACACCGATTTCCGTTTGGGCATTATCGTTGGCGCTTCTGGTTCAGGTAAAACGCAAACCGTGAAATCACTGAACTTGGCTACGGATGCTTTCGTTTGGTCTAAAGGTGAGTGTGTTGCCGACCATTTCGCTGACATGCTGACCGCTCAAAGATGCCTTCATGGGGCTGGGTTGAACTCGGTCCCGCAATGGATGAAGCCATATCACATGCTTTCTAACGGTGAGCAGTATCGCGCCGATTCCGCTATCGCGCTCGCGCGCGTGGCAGTCGGGGAACGATGCACTGTGCTGGACGAGTTCACGAGTGTTGTTGACCGCACGGTGGCACGGTCCCTATGCGAATCGTTGGATAGGTTTCTGCTCCCAAACTCACGGTTCATTGTTGCTACCTGCCACGATGATGTGCTGGGCTGGCTGAACGCCGATTGGATACTGAACATGAATGACCGTGTGCTGTCTAAAGGGCAGAAGTACAAGCATCAGTGGGTCAACCATGTGTACGAGACCGTTGGGGTCATACGGCGTGGATGAGATTCGTGTTGCTGTATGCGATGGCAAGAAACTGTGGGGGATGTTCGCCCCGTACCACTATTTGCGGTCCGATTATTTCGGTCATGGGGCTTTGGTGGCAATACTGGACGACAAGTTGGTTGGGTTCACCTCGTTTATTTCGTTTCCGTCAGGGACGATAGAACAGCCTGCTCGGCGCGGTCATCGGACGGTGATTCTGCCCGATTATCAAGGCATGGGCATCGGTGTGAAGTTGTCAGATTTTTTGGGGGAGTATTGCTTGGTTCAAGGGTTCAGATTCTTCTCTAAAACAAGCCACCCGCGCATGGGCGCGTACAGGGACCAAAGCCCATTGTGGAAACCAACATCCAAGAACGGTGTGATGCGTTCGGACGGCGGCGGGGTTTCGCGTTCACGGTGGGAGGTTCGCCGTGTTGCTTCGTATTCGCATGAGTTCGTTGGCGCTGACGAGACGGTCTATGCGATGGTGTTGGAAGGTCGCGTGAAAAAGGATGATGGGCAGGCAAGTTTTTTTGACTGAGGCGCTGTAAGGCTCAAGGCTAGGATGTTTTGGCGAAATGGAACGGAGGTAGGCGATGGTGATTCAAGGGCAAAATAGCGGCGTCTGCGGCTGTCTGCTGACCAATTTTGAGCGGTGGGCTAGGGACACGGTTTGCGGGGAAAGAGGTTTGGACGAAGATGACGACTGACTTGACCGAGGTTTAGCAATCTGGTATTCTTGTAGTGGAGGGACGAGGAGAAGCCCTCCAATGGGAGGTCCAGTGAAAAAAGAATTTTTCAAGTGGGGCGTGAAAGTAGGCGCTGAAGCCTATGCCCCAGAAAAATTGGTCCGCGAGATTATCGGCTTGAAGCGAGTGATTCGTCTCGGCTATCCACAACTGCCAGTTGAATTGAAGTGGCGTTTGGAAGCGCTGCAAGAACTACAAGCCGCCTAGCCCACACCACAACGACTGACCTGTATGGTTGTCGCATGTCATTTGATGACCGCCCAGTCACCGAACTTAAAAGAGCCGCTATTGCGCTGAACGAAATGTTCCTCACAATGGTTGACTCAGGTTTCAGTGAAGAACAAGCATTACGCCTTGTCGCGCACCTCATCAGGGACATAACTCAACAAGACTAAACCCCGTCACACGATTCATAGACCTCGCTCTACTTTAGAATGGCGCTCATGGCACAACCCGATTTTCAAGAGATTGGTTCGTCGGGACTTCAACGCACCTCAGGATTTGTCATTGATGACTTCATCAATAATCTCCGTGGCGTACAAGGTATGCGCGTCTGGCGCGAAATGTCAGACAACGACCCAGTTATCGGGGCGATGCTGTATGCGATTGAACGCCTAATCCTCGCGATTGAGTGGAAGGTTGAGCCTTACACCGAAAAGGATAAAGACCTCGTAAAGAAGAAGGATGAGGAGAACGCGCAGTTTCTCAAAGAGTGCATGGAGGATATGAGCGAGTCGTGGGCATCAATGCTTTCGCAAGTCTTGTCATTCCTGCCGTTTGGTTTCGCTTACTGCGAAATTGTTTACAAGAAACGCGAAACATCAGACACCAAAGACCCGCGCCGTCGGTCAAAGTTTGCGGACGGAAAAATTGGTTGGCGCAAAATAGCCTTACGCGCGCAGGAAACTCTGTGGGATTGGGAGTTTGACGAGAACGGCTCAATCAAGGCGATGCGGCAGTCCGACCCGTCAGTACCTAAAGGCGTAGTGAGTATTCCGATTGAAAAGGCTTTGCTTTTCCGCACGGTCACACCACGAAACAACCCTGAAGGCAGGTCCATTCTTCGTAATGCGTATCGCCCTTGGTTCTTTAAGAAAACGATTGAAGAGATTGAGGCTGTAGGTATTGAGCGCGACTTGGCTGGATTGCCTGTTGCCTATGTGCCACCAACAATGCTTTCGTCAAACGCTACAGCCGCAGAAATCACGGCTCGGAACGCCATGTCAGATTTGATTCGCGGCATCAAGCGCAACGAAAACGAAGGCATCCTGTTCCCGCTTGCTTACGACGAACAGGGACGCGAACTTTACAAACTAACCCTTTTGTCGTCAGGTGGAACACGAAACTTCAACACCGACCAAATCATCGCCCGCTATGACCAGCGGATAACGATGGTAATTTTGGCAGACTTCATTTTGCTCGGACATGAGAAGGTTGGCTCTTTTGCTTTGGGTGCAAGCAAGATTGACTTGTTCACTTCAGCCATCCAGCAGATTGCCGACAGCATCGCAGATGTGTTTAACAGCCACGCTGTTCCACGCTTGATGAAACTAAACGGCTTAGACCCTTCGCGCTCCCCGAAAATTAAGGCTGGCGAAATCACCCATGTTGACCTTGGTGTCCTCGGTGACTTCATCTCCAAGATGGCTGCGGCAGGCGCAATGCAACCAGACATTGACATGGACAACTACCTTCGCGGTCTTGCTAACTTGCCGAAACGCACAGAAGAAGAGGGTGTCCCGCCAA